TAGTTTTATTGGTGGGTCAATAATTTTAGCAATACAAAGTTAATATGATTAAATCTATATGTGCAACTTTATTGTTGTGCAGTTTATCTAGTTATAATTTTGATTTCAAATATTCCAACAAAGATCAATTTGTTAGAGGTATAACTGAATGTACTGTTCATTTTAATACAGCTATCCCACCTCAATACAGAGCAATAGTTGTTGTTTCTGTGGCTCAAGCAACTTTAGAGTCTAATTGGGGAGAATCAAGATTTGCTAGGTTAGGTAATAATTTCTATGGAATGATAGAAACTGATAATACAAAGCCACACATCAAAGCACTTGATAGTAATATTCTTCTTAGAAAATATGGAAGAAAATGTGAAAGTGTTGCTGATTACATTACCTTACTTAATACTGGAACACAATTTGAAGAATATAGAGAAGTTAAAAATAAAGAAACAATTACACAAGAAGTTAATCTTGATGAAATAATTAATACTTTGCATACTTTTGCATTAGATAAAGATTACACAAACAAGATAAAAAAAACAGTATATTATTTATTGCAAGAATACCCAGAAATTTTTTTAATAGTGAAAGGTCAAGATGTCTGATTGGGAAAAAGAAAGAGCAATGATTTCTGAATTAAAAACTGATGTTAAATACATTAGAGAAGATATTGGTATAATGCAAAAACAGATAAGAGATTTAAACCAAACCTCAAACATGGGGATTGGCGGTTTAAAAGTAGCTTTGTTCATCGGAGGTATCTTAGGAGCAATCTATACATTTTTTAGATTGATAGAATAAATGAAAATATTGTGTATTTCAGATACACATTATCCTTACGCACACCCAGATCATTTAGATTTTTTAAAGGCTATAAAGTCTAAATATAAATTTGGAGCAAAGGATAAATATGTGCATCTAGGCGATGAGTGTGATTATTCAGCTTTGAGTTTTCACGATTCAGACCCAGACTTACCAAACAGTACCAAAGAATTAGATTTAGCAAAAGAAGATATACATAAATTAGAAAAGATATTTCCTAAGTTAGATTTACTAAATTCTAATCATGGTTCAATGGTGTATCGTAAACGGAAGTTTCATGGTTTCCCGCAACAAGTATTAAAAGACTACGCAGACATTTTAGAAGTAAATAAAAAAAACTGGAAGTGGCATGATAGTCTTATAATAAAAGATAAATTTGGTAGTTATTATTTTACCCATAACATGAACGCTGATTGTTTAAAGTCAGCACAAGCACTTAATTACGAGGGATATGTGCAATCACATTATCATTCTCGTTTTGAAGTAAAATTTTTTAGTTCTCCCGAAGCATTACGTTGGGGAGCTACAATAGGTTGTCTAATAGACAAAGACTCTCTAGCATTTGCGTATTCTCGAGTAAATATTAAAAGACCTGTTATTGGTTGCATGGTTATCATTGATGGCGTTCCACATTTAGAACCCATGATACTTCGCAAAGGTAATAGGTGGGTAGGTAAACTATGAAAACAAAAGACCCATTAGTACAACGAGTATTGAACAGGATGGCAGATAGATCGGAGTCTGGTATCAAAAAGTTTGGTGTCACAATGGAAAATGCTGAACAAAGTTTAGAATTTTGGATAATGAATACGCAAGAAGAGTTAGCGGATAGTATTTTGTATCTCGAAAAACTAAAAGAAGAAATTAGGAAAAAAGAAACATTATGGAATATCAAAAATTAAAAGAGGAGATTAAGGAGCATGAAGGATATAGGAATAAAGTTTACAAGGATATTTTGGGATTGCGTACCATTGGATATGGTCATTTGTGTAGAGATGATGAAAAATGGGAAGACGATAAACAATACGATCATAGACATTTGGAAAAAACTTTTGAATATGATTTTTCTGTTGCCTATCGTGGTGCTATGTCTTTGCACGATAATTTTTCAGAGTTGCCTAAACTTGTTCAAGAAGTATTTATAGAGGCTTGTTTTGTTATTGGTACAACAGGGTTTAGTAAATTTAAAAAAACTTTAGAGTTAATTAATAATAAGCAATATACAGAGGCATCGGAAGAAATTAAAAATTCAAAATGGTATCGTCAAGTACCTCAAAGAGTAGAAATGTTAAGTAAAAAATTAAGAGAGGTGTAATGTTAAATCTATTAATTAAACCTCTGCTCGGAGTAGCAGGGGATGTTGTTAAAGGTGTTGTAGCAAGTAAGAAAGCTAAAGCTGAACAAAAATTAACAAAAATAAAAGCTGAAACTGAATTACTCAATAAGCAAATTTCTGGGGAAGTTGAGTGGGATGTTCAAGCAATTAAACAAGCTGAAGGTTCTTGGAAAGACGAGTATCTTACAATTTTATTTTCTATACCTTTGTTATTATGTTTTATACCTTTTACAGTTGAATATGTTGAAAGAGGATTTGAAGCATTATCGCAAACACCAGATTGGTATAAGTACACATTAGGTGTAATTGTATCAGCTTCTTTTGGAATTAAAGGTGCTAGTAAATTTTTCAAAAAATAGGAGGTAATATGAAATTATTACAAGACTTATGGAGTCACTTAAAAGAGTGGTCTGACTGGTCAATGAAGGATTGGATTAAAGCAGGTATTGTTGCAATAATCGTAATCGTAGTAATCGGTGCAATCTAAAGAAGAATTAAAAAGAATTGCAGAAGTGTTATCTGGTGTGTTTATTATAGGTAAATGCACCGATACACCATTTGTTGTTAAAAAAAAAGAAAAGAAAAAGAAAAAGTGAGGTCTATTAAAGAAGACATCATTTCTTGGTCAAAAGACTTTTTAGAAATACCTAATAAACATTTAAACAATTTCCCTGTTTGCCCTTACGCAAAAAAAACAAGGCTAGACAATCACATAAACATTATAGAACACCACGACTCTAACACTTACCTTGAGGCTATCACAAAAGAAGCTAATAAATTTACAGGTAAAATTTCAATCGTTGCTTGTTCTGATTTATCCATAACTGCTGATGAACTAGCCGACTATATTCATGCACTTAACTATGTGTATGTGCCAAAAGACGTTTACTTAATGGCATCACACCCAGAGGATTTTGATGAAGAAATAGATTTCTTGCAAGATACAACGTGGGAAAGTCATAATGATTTTATGATGGTATTAATGCAGCCATTTGATGAACTGGAAGAGGCAAGTAAGTCACTTAAAAAAATTGGCTATTACAATAATTGGGATGATGATTATTTTAATGGCACAGTAAAAAAAAGACAACACTATAAACATTTGAGGAATCATGAAGATAGTTAAAGTCACTTGGCTAGATACTAATGAAAATTCAGTAGGCGGTTGGATAGAAAAAGAAGATTTAGATAAATCTAAATGCTGTTCTATTGAATCATTAGGTTGGTTATATAAAGAAACTGACGATTTAGTTGTTATTTTAGCCGATAAAGATACATTTAATGAGGATGACCTTTTCGGCAGATCACAGGTCATCCCCAAAGGAGTGATCGAAAAAATAGATTATATAGGGTAATGGCGGGAGTGACGAGACTCGAACTCGCGACCTCTTGCGTGACAGGCAAGCGTTCTAACCAACTGAACTACACCCCCTAGCCAAAAACCCATTACACAAAACTTATTATTTTAGCAACCCTCTGTACGGCTATTGTACGGATTATTTGTCCAACGCTGTCCAATCGTGTCTTTAAAACGTAAGTTTTGTCTGTGTTTTGCATCGTCTGTCATACCTATATCAGCCCTGTCACGGATTGTCCATACCTTTTTTACCCCTAGTTTTCTGCGATAAAATTTTCTGTGTACGAAACTGTACGAATTAAGGTAGCAAATTTATTTTCTTTGCTGTCTCTTCTGGTATTGTACTTCCATAGACACTAATCATATCTCTCGTTTTCCAACCCCCCAAATCCATTAATTGTGCATCGCTTACATCTGCATAGTTAATTAAATTTGTTGTATAAGTGTGTCTTACCTCTCTACGTTTTTTCTTACGATCAACGCCTGCATCATCTAACATTTTATTCCAACGATTAGATAATCCCCAATCTGTTTTTTTTCGTTGATCTAAACTTTCCCATTCAAATAAACGATCTTCCCTATTATTAATTTTAATTAACCACTCTCTAAGAGTAGGGTGTATAACTACCACTCTTCCGTCTTGTTGTTTTCCTTGCCAAATAAATATTTTATTTTGCTCTAAATCTATTTGCGGTCTATTGTTTGTATAATTTAACCCTTTCCAAGATACATTTAAGGCTTCTTGTAGTCTAGCTCCTGTATAAAGCATAAAAACAAGTAATAATTTAATTTGATAATCATTGCAGGTTTCCAAACATCTTTGTATTTCTTCTAATGTAAAATAATACTTAGGTCTATTTTTACCCGATAATGTAGGAAAGTGTTTTATACGAAGATAATTGCACCAGTTATTATCTGACGCATAGTGCATAATTTTTGATACAGCATTAATAAAATTACGATTAACTGTTGCGTGTTTAGAGGATATTTCTATTTGTGTATCTCTATCTTGTTCATTAAACCGCAAATCAGCATACTGTTTAATATTTTTATAACACTCCATAGCTTTTTGACCAATAAGTTTATTATTGATTTTAGATAAAGGAAATGACCCTAAATATTCAACTGATCTTTTTAAATTTCTTTTATCTTGTTCGCTTGGTTTTTCATGTGGGTCAGACAACAATTCCTCATGTGCGTCTTTATATTTTCGTATCTTATAACTTCCATGTATTCTTTTATAGTCTTCCTTCCAATCCTCACAAAACTTTTCCTCAAATCTAGGTGTTATTTTTTTTGTATTTAATAAATCAGTTTTAGTCCAATTAACTTCAACTGTACTTCCTTCATGTAGAAAAGAACCTCTTATATAGAGGTATTTACTGTTTTCTCTTTTTTTAAGTCTAAGCATAGTTCCATTACCTTCCCAACATCTTCTTTAGTGAAGATTTGTGTATTCATTCTGAAACGATGCAAAGCCTTTTCTTGAGGATTTTCTTTTCTCAATTTGGCTATCAACCTTCTACAACTTCTTTCACTAAATTTCAAATCTTTTGCTAGTTCTTTTACTGTAATTATTTCTACCATTTAGTATTTCCCCATAATTATATCTTTGTTTTCTTCCTCATTTTTTGCCTCTTCACTAATTTTTCTCCTAAATTCATCTAATTCTTTACGCTCTTCTTCCGTAGTAATACGTTTTGGATGAAATAAAGCGGAGTTCTCTGGTAATCTTTTTTTTGCTAGTTTTTCTTCTAGTTCCTTATATTTCTCTTCATCTTTGCGTTGGTGTCCTAAGTACAGCATATTGCATAATTCTTTGGTCGCTAGTAAAACATCTTGATAATCCGTAAAAACAATGCACCATTGTATTATTTTACGTTCATCATGCAAAACTGATACTCTTTTATTAAAATGATGTACTGTATTATTATAGGCTTTAGAGATATATTCTTCCATTTTAGGCTTTCCTAATATTCTAATACTCCCATCTTCAAATTCTAATTCCCATAAAGGTTTTTCATATAAGCCAGATTTAGGATTATTACCGCCTTCTTCTAGCTGTGTTAATTTTGTTATTTCTTTACTCACTAACGATCTCCATTTCGTTGATAGGAATAACCCTCAACGCAAGATTGTTTTTGCCGACATACATTCTTTCACAGCTATCTGCTTTTTCTTTTGATACTTTGTATGTGTGTGGGTAAAGACGATTTCCGTATTTATCCTTATATGCTATTTCAATTAACACACCTTGATTTGTAAAGTTTCTATCAGCTATTCCCACGCTACCACCATGTTTCCACATAGGAGTTTGTATTGTTATCTTATTCATGTTTGATACCTACTCATTTTCATTTCATGTCTTTTGTTAACTTCATCGGTTTGTTCTAAATCATCGAGTTTTTGTTTTGTGATGTAGCGTACCTGTGACACTAAAAAATCTTTGTGTACTTTTTTTTTTACTTTTAAGTGTTCTTTAAAGTCTTCATGGTTAGCTACAAGTCTATCAGCAGTAGTTGCATTATGTCCTTCATCTTTTAGCTCTTCAAATATTTTACTCTTCAATGTTGACTCTGTATCTTTTAAAGAATCATAGGCTACTTTATTTTCTGCCCATTTTTCTCCTAGTTTTAATGTTTCATTCATCATTGCAACAGGGTCAAACCTATTTCTTTTTTTAAAATATTCATCACTCATAAATATTAACTCTCTAATTTATCAGCTATGTTTCTTAAATTTATCACTCTTGCTTTCATGTTATATTCTTTATCAGCATGACATTTATCGTGACAACTTCGGCAAAGACAAATGAGATTTTCGATGTAATCTTTGCACTTACTCCCACCACTTTGACGATTACTTAAATGATGTACGTCAGCACCCCATTCGCCACACATAACGCATTGTTCAGTTTGTGCTAAAGTTAATTCATCCCACCAAAATTGTCTGTAAACGTCTATGTGTTTTTTCACTTATAAAGTTTATCTCCTATGCCCCAAATCATAAAGGCGATAAAAATTAATACAGCTAATTGCAAAACCTCTAAAACAATCTCAATCATTACTTTTAACTTTCTCGTAAGAATCAAGTAGCTTTTGAATTTTTGTAGAGGGTGTGTTTGTATAATATTGAATTGACGAAACTTCTCTATTCATTGACTCAGCAATTTGTAAGGAAGTAAATTTTAAATTTTTTTTTGCAAAATTAACATATTCTTTCCTTGCTTTTACTAAATGTGCGTCTCTGCGTTCACTTAAAAACAATTCTTCACTTATGTTGTATTCACTGCAAATATCTACTAATAATGCTTGCAAGGTTGTTGGTTTATTAACTTTAAAATGTCTGTCTTCTTGCCATATTGGATTTTCACAAATCTTTTTTAAAATCTCAACCTCTCTTTTTGTGAATATTTCTTGCATTAAAAAGGTATGTCTTCTTCTTTTTTATCAAATTGATACAAATTTAATTCAGCATACATTCCACTTTGACCTGTTTTAATATCAAACTTAATGTATTTTTTATCCTTATGTCTTTCTAATTCTTGTTTGTACCATTCAGTAAATTTTTCTTTTAAAATACTTACCTTACATACTATAAAATTTTTTGCATTTTCTGATGGTTCATTTAAAAACATCCCACCTACATAATTAATCTTTTTTTTCTCTTCCATCTTATCTCCTAGTTTAATCCACTTGCTTTATTGCCATCATCATCACTGGCTAATCCATATAATGATTGTAGTCCGTACCTCTTTGCATAGGTTATTGCTGAACCCATTTTGTGTGGTATGTCTCTATCGTCATTTTTTATTACAACAGGTACACGACAAGTAAATTCTTTATCATCAATGTTGTGACGCATAGTTGTTTTCACATAAATATCTCTAGTTATATCTTCCCATTTTTTTACTATTTCATTTGACTCTTTATCAAACTGTGTTTGTTGTTTTTTAACAATCACATTTGTATAATCAACTGTTTGTGTAAATGATAAACCAAACTCTGCACCATGATTGACCGCATCAATAACACTTGTTAAATCTGAATAATGACTTTTAAAATGTGGATTAGTTTTATTTTTTGTAGCTTTAATATTCATATCTTGAAATTTAGCTAAAGCCTCTTTTATTGTTTGTATTTCTTCTGATTTATCTTTCATTTCTTTTTTCTCATCCTTTTCTTTAGTTCTTTGTCTCTTTCAAAAGCAGATAAATAAATCTTGAATTGTTTAAATGCTTCTTTCAGATCAGTTTTGTTAAAATCCTTAATCTCATATTCAGAATTATCTTTCGGAAAACGAGCTACTTTAAATTGATCTATCTCTATCTTATCGTTTTCTTTGATAAGATGTGCGTAGGCTGAACCTTGTATAAGATTATCAACATACACATTGGAAGATGTTTTAAAATCAATCAAAATATATTTTCCTTTTTTTTTGACGAGCAAATCTGGTGTACCTCCATATTTATATTTACGAGAGGTGTAATGTTTTTCTGTCCAAATAACTTCGACATTAGCCATTAAATTTTTTCCACCATTTCATAAAACCACGAAAACAACTTTGTACTTCGGGGTCATCCGATAATGTAAATTCTTTTTTATTGATGATACATTCTGCGTGATCGTGAAATGTAGTGCCAATCTCTGCGGTTCGTTTTAACTCTTCGTAATATTTAATTCCACTTAATCCAAGTTTATTACTCCAACCTGTAATAGCTCCACTATCTTTAAACCTAGATACTATTGTAGTGACACTAGGAATTTTTTTATCATCAAGTGTATAAGGTTTAGTTGGCATTATCTTCTTCTATTTTTTCTAACTCCCACTCTAAATTACCTTCTTTGTCATTATCAGGATTTGGATTACTTAATTTTATAAAATTAACCATTTTTTAAAATTTCCTTTATTTTTCCCATAGCTTTTTCAGACCTTTTCTTGTTATAAGAACTAACCTTTTCGTAATTACTGGGAGGATTATCGCTAAATCGCATACTTAGTTTTACCCACTTCATAGGGTCTTTATTTTCTATAAAAGGTGTTCCAAATATTAAATTTCTAATCATATTTACCTTTCGCAGTAGAGGGCAGGAACATACTTCATATTCTTGGAGGACTCCTACCCTCTAACATAGCTGTATCATCGACAGCAAGAAAATGACCTCATGTCAAATCTTGCCAATATTGACTATTTCTAGCCAATAAAGGACAAAATATAGATTAAAATTAGTTTGTCAAGTTATTTTGACAATGTAAAGTTAAATGCTGATTTGTTCGATTTTATAATCTTCGTCAAATAAAGTATGGTTGGAAATTTGTGGGAAAACAGCTTTATATTTAGAGTGTTTAATTAATTCAAATTCGTTAATAATCATACCTTTATAAGACATATCATTACCTTTATCATCAGTATGTTTTATGTTGTCATGGCAAAGAAATTGTCTTTTCCACCATTGAAAATCGCAAGTACCATCTTTGTTAAATCTTAAAATTTGTCCTCTATAAAACAATCCATCTGTATCACTTTGGTACATACATATAGTGTCCCTTAAAAAAATATCTCTTTTATCTTTATCGTGACACAAATCAGCATGGTCAGTATCAATTAAAGAAAAATTGGCTGATTTATAATAACCTTTAGCATTATGATAAAAGGCTTTATATGTAGGCTTTAAATACGCATTGTTTAAAAAATATATAACTTCAAGAGGTTGGTCATAAGGTCTTGGTACATAATGATATTTCTCTCTATCAAAATACTGTATAATCTCACATTTAACAATATCATCGCTTATAATTTTATTTATTCTAACTTGTAAAATTCTAGCAAATTCTTTTAGTTGCCAATACTTTATTTCTGTTTTACCTTTAAGAATATCATAAATTGTTTGATGAGACATTTTACCATAACCTTTCGGATCATCTTGAGTTAGTAAAGCAAGTGATCTAGCTGTCTGATCTTGTTGTTTTATTAAAAGACTTAAATTATTTAAATGTCTTTTATTGTCTATTAATTTCATTTGCATAAAAACTTACCTTAATTAATAAATGTTTACAAACATTTATTTATAGATAGTTTTTTACAATGTAAAGATTATTTGACAAATTATTTAAAAAATATATTTTTATACAAATGGAAGTATTTTGTAATATTTGTAAAAAAACTAAGAAAATACAAGATAATTTGACATTCAAAGAAACGAAAGTTTTAGAATTTATAATTAATTTTACGAAAATTGAAAAAAAATCGCCTTCTATGAGAGAAATTGCTAATGGTTTAGGTTTGAAATCTCTGTCTAGTGTAGATAGATACGTTTATCGCCTTCAAGATAAGCAATATATTGCCAAAACCCCTTATACTAAAAGGTCAATAGTAGTTTTAAAGGATATTATTTGTGCCTAAAATCTTTTCAAAACCAGTAAGAGTTAATGATTTTATTGCCAATACTGTTAATCTTTCAAATGAAAATATTGGAATTTATGTTAGATTGCTTTTCTATGCTTGGGAAAATAAAGCCATGTTATGCAATATTGAGGAAGATATTTTTGAAATTACAAAAGCATACGATAAGACAACACAAGAAAAAGTATTTAAAATATTACATAGGTACTTTACTTCTTATGTAAATTTTAAAACAACTATTAATGAATGTTTAAATGACACAAAAAATTTTTCTATAAATACTAGAAATTACATTGAAGAAAATTATCTTGATTTAACAGGAAATTGTTATTTTCAAAAATCTCAATGGTTGGAGTGGGTTAGGGTTAATGGTAATTTTATTAGTCAAAGTAATGCAGGGAAAATAGGTGGTAAATCAAAACTTAATCAAAATTTAAACGAAAGTGAAACACCTATACCTATAATTAAACCTATACCTAATAAAAATAAATATACTGAAGAATTTGAAAAGGTTTGGAAAGATTTAACTGTAAGAACAGGAAGTAAAAGCAAAGCCTTTACATCATTTAACAAATTAAGTGAGGAGAATAAAAAAAAGGTAGTTGAGAATTATAATTTTTTAATCTCTACTGTTAATGACCCTAAATTTTACCCTCATTTCTCTTCTTGGTTAAATGGAGATAGAATTGATGAAGACATACAGCTTGGGGAACAGCAAATCAGAAGTTTAAACGACTTAGGCAAAGATCACAAATACAATGGTTTCATTAATGGCAAACACCAATTTGTTTATGACATGGGTTTTGCAAAAGACCTTGTTTACTACGATAAAAAGGGAAAAAGGCTTGGTAAAAAAGAAAAAAAATAAAAATTCCATTGATCTTGGTAGCCAAGAGTTAATTTTAAACGAAGATCGTACTCTTACACGCAAGGTTGATGGTGCTAAGTTTCGTTTTGCTTTTTATGGCGAAGATCGTCACTTAGAAAAAGTACATAAATCCGTGTTAGAAAATTATCATGCAAGAGGTATGCTTTGTAATTATGATCGAGGTATTAATGATAAACGTTTCTTTGCAGGCTCAAAGTTTGAGCAAATTTGCTATCATGCAGGCTTAGAGCAACGAGTGACCGCCAGCTTGAATGACATGGTAGTTGGCACAAAAGAAGATTTTATTTTAGATAATATTGATGCTCATTCATACTTTCATCAAGTTTGTAAAGACTTAGGTAAGTTTTGGCATATTTCTTGGTGGGTTATTGTGATGAATAATCCTGCTAATAAATATAAACGAAGAGGGATGGAAGACTTACAAGAGGCTTTAGATAGGATGGTAGTTATCTTTGACTTTTGAATATGACCCTTTTAGTTAATTAATCAGCTAATCTGATTCGTAAATAGTTTCGTCTTGAATAATTGTAAAATCATCTTCTGACATTACTATTCCATGTTTTGACATTTTATCCATAAAATAAGAACACCATAATTTAGCACCTTTTTTAGTTTCCCAAGAAAGATTGTTAATATAATCGTGGTCTAATTTTATATCGTAATTTTCGTTAGAATAATCAACATTTACTCTTACAATAAATTTCATAAGCTCCTCTAATCTGATTTAAAATTTAAAATTTCGTTTTAAAATTTCATTAGTGTGAAATTTTACCATATGTCTCATGTGTCTAAAAACACAGAATTCCATCAATTCTTTTTCTTTTCTAAAAGAAAGTTCTCTGCCATAATTTAATGTGGCAATTTTATTCATTTCTTCAGAAGATAAAAAGATATGATTATTTGAATTTAAAACATCATAAGAATAACCATTATTATCTGGTAATTGTTTTGGAATTGTTTTTACAACTTGATAAAAATGATTCTCTCGGTTTTTTATATAAGTAAAACCAAGATGTAAAAATTTATACAAATCATTAAAACTAAAGTTTTCAATATTGTGTTCACTACCACTATCAGTGTGATAATATTTTAAATGATATTCTATCATAAGCTACTCGCTTTCATTTGAGAGTCATATTCACTTGTCAAAGAACAGTATCTAATCAGAACATATGAAGATCTTTTTAATACTCGCCCATTATAACATATCGGTTTTTAAGATTTGGCTGTTTTCTGGGATTTTAGGAAATTGCCGTAGGTATTCCGCCAAAAATTAGGTGTTTTACCCCTAAAAAAAATCGCTTGTCTGCCAAAAACTAGACCAAAAATGGCTTGTTTTCAGCATTTTGTTAAAAATAATGGCTGTTTTCTGGGATAAAGTTATTCACAATTATTTTTTTCAGTAAAATTAGCCTATTTTACTAAAATCTTTTGTTCTTGTTTTGTTCACTTACATAATGAGAGGTAAATAGTCTAATACATATAAGATTCAAATTACTACGCAGATAGCCTCTCTCAATGAGAGGTTTTTTTATTTATGGATAATGAAAGAAAATTATTTGTGGCAGTAATTATTCAATCACTCATGGATAGTCTTAATAAATTTATAGATATTGAAAGTAGGAATAGTTATTACCACATCACAGCAAAAGAATGGTTAGGCACAGATGACTTTCGATATATTTGTGAGCTTGCAAGTGTAAAACCAAAAACAGTTTTAGAAATTTATAAAAAATTTAAAGAATACAAAAATTATTTAACACCAGAAACAACAAAGATTTTATTACATGAGGCATTTAGCAGACATAAACAATTATCAATGTAGCTTATACATGGTTAAAAACCCAACAACAAAAAAAACAGAAATTGTTGTGAAGTTTGCAAATTTTGAAACGGAAACAGAGGCTTTGGAATTTGCACAATTATTTCAATTACAATCAAGCATATATGACATTGAAGAATCAACAATCCATTGAAAAGATATTAGAGGTACTAAGTGGCAAGTTCAGAATTGGAAACGATAAAGACCAATACACCATTAGAAGAAAAGAAGAGAGGAAAGTATCGAGGAACACTCGTAAAAAAAATTCTTGAAGAAACTTCTATTGGCGAACCAATAACAAAAATTTGTAAACGTAATGGTATTTCATGGAATACATGGAACGCATGGTGCAAAAAAGACCCTTCACTTGATGATGAATACCAAAAAGCTAAAGAGAGATCAGTTTATTACACCATTGATGATGTTGAAACTTTAACAAGAGAGGCAATAGATAAAGCTAGAAAAGGCGAATACAATATGACAACTATTCGTGCTTTAGATATTCATGTCCGCCACAAACAATTTATGGCACAAAAAATGGGAGCAAAAAAAATCTTTGGTAGTGATAAAGAGAAATTGACCTTAACAAGTAGTCAAGGTCAAAAACTCGAAATTGAATGGTTAAAGTAATTACCAATCTCTATCTAAAGTAAAACTAACCTCAATACTGTCATAATGTTTTTCTCTATTATGTTTTAAATGATCGTACATATCTAAAAAAGAACAATTTTCATCATCTAATAAAACCTTTTTAGTAATTTTCGGTTTTTTATATTTGATGTGTTTATCTTTTTTTCTATCGTAATAATCTTCATCAGTTCTTACTTTAGTTATTTTTAGATTATCAACATACATTTTATACTCCTTTTTTAATTAATTGCTTTTTTCTTCTTTGCGTCTTTAAGTATTTTTTCTTCAATATTAAGATGTCTCTCATAAACATCATTTAATAAATCTTTCATTGAATGAATACACATATTATCCATTTTTAACTCATATAGAATACCGCCTATTAAGTTAAAAGCATAACCACCGCTTGCGTATTCATCTATTTTTTTTATTAAAGAAAATTTTTTAGATACAAAACTTTCCGTATCTTCACATATTTTCTTAAATTGTTTTTCAGACAATTTTGTTATTTTTGCCATTTTACACTCCTTAGTTTATAGTTAATTCGTCAATAGATTTTACACTCCATTGACAATCCCTTACTCTACGAAACTAGGGTAAGGGAAACTTTTATTATTCTAAGTAATAATCAATTTCTTCTCTATTCTCTTCATAGTAAGAAAATAAAATTTTATCATCTATATCACTTAACAAATCATCAGCTTGACCCCACTCAGTTTTATTTCCACATTGATAGCACCAACACTCAGCACCTTCTACCCAATAAATAGAGCCTTTATCTTGACCAAAATACAAATTATCTGTTTGATCCTCTCTTAGTAAGTCTTCACAATAATCTCTTACTTTATCTAAATCTATTTTACTCATTATTTACCTCCTTTTACTTTTAATTCACATGTAGTGTGTTCTTGACAATCTTCACACCAAACCTCATTAGTATCTTTACCTCCACTTTGAACAATATTATTTTCATCTGCCCAAACTTGAAATTGAATATTATCCTTTTTGCACTCACTACAACAAAAATCTTTACTCATACATTAACCCATTGAACAGTTAAAAAGATCATTACATTGATAAACAATACAATAATAAATAATTCATTACTCATTTTACACTCCATTTTGTTGTGCCAAGTACAAAAACGGCTAATGATCAACAAAGCGGAATTTGTACTTTATTAAACACAACAAATAAAGCTATATACAGGTAATGCGGTAATGTCAATATAAAAAACACTTGTAATTAAAAATTATTTCTTTATAAGCAGATTATGGCTAAACCAAAAACATTTGAAGTATCAAAACAAGTTAAATTTAATGAAGAATTAAACGACTTTATTGAAGAGTATAGAAGACAACAACCTAATATACCTAATTATTCGCAAGCTGTAAGAGATTTGCTAGAGGTAGCTAGAAAAGTAGTTAGTAAGAAAAAAAAATGAATACTGAATTAATTAAGTTAATTAAAAGTGTTAAAAAAAATATTAATGAAATTTCATTAGGTACTGGTATTAATAAAAATGTAGTTTCAAGACATATGACAGGTAAAACCAGTATTGATACAGCTACTTTAAAAAAATATGCAGAATTTTTAGATATACCGCTTTCTCAATTAATTGATAAAAATACTAATAAATATAAAATTATAAATTATGAAAATAAGCCCTCTAAATAAAGAGGGCTAATATTAATTAAGCAAATTGTAGCTCTAGTTCTTCTTGTGCTGTTTGCACTCTTAACTTCGCCAAAGCTGTGGAAACAGGAATAAATTTTGTATGATAACAAATATAATCATTATAACTGTCTTTTGGTGTTTCTAAAGATTTTAATTCTGAAACATGCCATTCATTATTTTTAAACAAATATAAATATTCGGCAAAAATATCATGGTTGAAAGTTTGCATAAAATCCCATTCATTTAAAAAGGTTTTATGCTTTGTATTTTCATCCCGCCAAGAATTATAAAAACGACTTTCTTTAATATTTTCAGCTAATATTGAACAATCATTTTCATTAATTATAGATAATGCTCTATCATAAGTATTATAATTACCTTTTAATATAATTCCGTTATGTTCAATATATCCGTCAGAATGACAATATATAGATTTTACTTCTTCGCTATCTTTCATTTGAATAGCTATTTCTGATCGTGTACTCATAGGTTTTACACTCCTTGTTTATTATTTAAAACTTGCAAAGGGTCATATTTTAAAATGTGTTCTAAATTTTCTTTTATGGTTTTAGGATTATTTACAACTCCATACTTGCCATAATAACCAATAGGCACATACTTTACGCCTTTTATAGTTTTAGGTTCAGTAATAATATTTTTCATAGTTTTTACACTCCTTTAATTGTTTATAAATCATTACAACTTTATTATAAATAAGTAAAGAAATAAATTGACATTATTTTTATATATTGTATTAGTAAGATATTAACTAATAATGGAGTGTATAAAATGAATCTTAATGATGATACTTTAGATAGCAGAGATATTGAAGAGAGAATAGTCGAGCTAGAAAATGACAATAATTTAGCAGAAGAAGAAAAAGAAGAATTAAAAGAATTGTTGTCAATTAAGGAAGAATGTGAACACTATGGTTGGGAACATGGTATTTACTTTATATCAGAGTATTACTGGCAAGATTATTGCAAAGACTTTGCTTATGATTGCGGATATATTGAGGACATTGAAAGAGTTAATGCTAATCCATTAACTTATTGTGTTGATTGGGAAAAGTGGGCTGATGAAATGAAAATTGATTATTCTTCTATTACTATTAATAATAGAGATTATTACTGGAGAGAGGCTTAAACTATTACATAAAAGGGGGCTATATTAATTTATAGCCTTTTTTTATTTTTATCTATTGACTTTATATCTTTATTGCTTTACAGCTTTATTTATTAACAAATGGAGTGTAAACCAATGACTAATGAAATAGATAAAAGAGTAAATGATCTTGTTTTATGGCTTAATGAAAATTATAGACAAAAAAGAGATATTACCTTCACTTGTAAACTAGGTAAAAAATATTATAAAATTATCGAGAATGACAATAGAGGACAAGCTAGAAGTGTATATTGCTTTATTGACTCTACAAACGGAAATATTTTAAAAGCTAATTCTTGGAATAGTCCGCATAAAAAAGCAAGAGGTTCAGTGTTAAATGATAATGAATCATGGAAGAAGGTATGCTTATTATATGGGATTGTTTACGCTAACGGATACAGTAATTACACAATATTTTAACATAAAACTATATACAAAGCCCTTTATTAATAGAGGGCTTTTTTTATTTGACATTACCTATTTATTACTTTACAGCATTACTTATGAATATTTACATACTAAGACATAAACCAAGCAAAGCACAAATGGTTAAGGCTCATAATTCATATGGCATTTTTAAAGTGTTTCAAGCAAAGAATTTTGAGCAAGCAGAATTAAAAGCAAAAAAACATTGTGAAAAAACAAAAAGCGAATTTGTAAAACTTTGGCAAGACAACGACTGGTTTAATATAGATAGTTATAAATAACTTAATCAATAAATACTATTATAAAGCCCTATAATTAAACATAGGGCTTTTTTAATGCCAAATACCATGAAATAATACTAAACTGTTATTAATTGGATAGGGTTATATAAGTTATTAATGGTTAATAATGGCTTGTTGTATGAGGTTATTACAAATAATTATAATATTTAGATCATTTTCTTATAAAAACAGGCTGACAAGGGCTATTATTGGCTAAAAACAAGCAATAATTAAACAAAATTCGTACAATATCCGTACAAACAAGCAATAAATGGCTAAATATAAGGCTTAACTACTGCCTGCTTAATGCAAATACAGGC